CGTTTATGTCGGAGCTGGATACGCATTTCATGAGCAGCACAACTAGGTCTATAGCATCTGGGTATTTCAAAATAACTGGCTTGACTTGGTTTACTCAGTTCACCAGGATGTTTTCTGCAAGACTCGGTAAGAATTTTATTATTAAGCATGCTATGGAACCCACTGAAAACTCAGCAAGGTTCCTGGAAGAGTTAAACCTTACACCAGAAGACGTTAAGGCGTGGGTAGATGGCAGCGAGGATTTCAACACCCCCGAAGGGCAGAAGGTCAGAGATGCTTTGGCTAAGTTTGTTGAAAGCACGATGCTTAGGCCGAACGCCGCTGAACGCCCTGTTTGGGCATCTGACCCCCGCTATGCGCTGCTTTGGCAGTTGAAGAGTTTCCCTTATTCCTACGGTCAAGTAGTTGTTGGTGGTGTTATGAGGGAGTTAAGGAAGAGGAAAGGGCTATCTGAGTCAGAATCGCAGGCTGTTTCCGAGATGACTGCATTTTTGGCTACGGCTGGTTTAGCCATTCTTCCGTTTGCGATGCTATCTATGGAACTGAAAGAATCTCTTAAGTACTTGCTTCAGGCTGTCCTTCCTGGGGTAGAGCGTAATAGGTCGGTGTTTAGGACAGATCGTATGGGTGCGCTTGAGTATCTTGGCGCTGCTTATTCCTCAGCAGGTGTCCTTGGCCCGTTAAGCTTAGCAACTAGCTTCTGGGAAGACGCATCTAACCTGAAGTTCCCGAACTATGCCTTCGGCCCAACTGTAGATACAGCTTATCAGTTAGTGGCTAATCAAGACTTTGGGCGGTTGTTACCTGTATATAACCAGATTGACTAGGGTTTATTATGAAATTTGACAAGCTAAAAGGACTGATTGGCGGTATCGCACCTACGATCGGTACGGCTATGGGTGGTCCGCTGGGCGGTATGGCGGCTCAGGTTTTGGCAGGGGTACTGGGCTGCGATCCCACTCCACAGGCCATCGAGACAGCGTTTGAGACGGTTACCCCCGAACAGCTTGCAGAGATTAAAAAGGCCGAGTTGAAGTTCGAAGCCAAGATGAAAGAGCTGGACGTTGATCTGTTCGAGCTGGAGACCAAGGACAAGCAGGACGCCCGTAAGCACTTCAGCAAAGATTGGACAGCTAAATCTATCGGCTTGATTATGGTCTTGTTCTTTTGCGCTTATATAGCCATGATAACCATTATGCCGCCAGAGCAGAATTCTATGGAGCTAATCAATCTTGTGCTAGGCTACATGGGTGGGTTGGTTTCGGCTGTTATTAGCTTCTATTTCGGGGCTTCTAATTCAGGCGGGAAGGGATGAAAACAACGGAAGAATGGTTACTAGAGTGGGAGGGGTACAAGCCTTTCATCTACAAATGCACTCAGGATGTATGGACTGTAGGCGTAGGAAGAGTGGTAGAAGAGGGCAAAGGCCCAGGATTATCTCGTGACGAAGCCATGTACTTGTTGCGAAACGATATCGAGCGTGTAACGGGAGAATTAGAGTCCAAGTTCCCTTGGTTCTCAGATCTGTCCCAAGACCGAAAAACAGCTATTGTTTCTATGGCTTTTCAGCTAGGTATGAATGGTCTTCTGAAGTTCAAGAACGCCCTTAAGAGCATGGAGGAGGGTGATTTTGAAGCCGCAGCGGCTAATTTTTTGGATAGCCTGTGGGCCAAGCAAACCCCCAACAGGGCTAGTCAGGTTGCGGCCTTAATATCCGGCTAATTTTATAGCTAAATATTGCTATTAGGACTATAATTTCTATACTCTATATCGTGGGGTAACTTCGTATGGCCTACAGTCACACATTAAATTTAGTTGTTGGGGACAACCTGCCCGAGTTAACCCTGACTTTAAAAGACAGCAACTCTGCGGCTGTCGGATATACCCTTGACCCTGACAATTCTGCTACTTGGGACCCAATTGATATCACTGGTGCGACTGTCCGGCTGCGCTTAAGAGAGATTGGTACTACCACAGTTACTAGTACTCTTACGTGTAGTGTATCACAGCCTACAGACGGCGTAGCTATCACTAATTTTCCTACGGGGACTCTAAATAAGGCCGGGGTCTTTGAAGGTGAGGTGGAGATAGAGTTTAGTAATGGTAATAAACAAACTGTTTATGACCTGTTGAAGATTAAAGTTAGGGATGATTTCGACTAATGAAGATCATTCTTAACAAGATAGCTGTTGAGGCTATTGTCACTTACAAGAAAACAAGCCTATTTGTCGCTTACAAGAAAGCAAGCCTATTGGTTAATAGCACCAATATCAAGGCTACTGCTTTTCTTGATTACAATACCAAAAATCGTTATGAAGCTGAAAACCTTTCCGTTTCAGACATCTTAGCCTTTGATTTCAGTACTGTTAATACTGACTCTATCAGCATAGATGATGTTTTAGCCTTTGAGTTTGAAACACCCTTTTCTGATTCCGTATCTACATCTGATGCTTTAGTTACAGCACTAGACATTCGCCGTGGGTTATCAGACTCGGTAAACACCTCTGATAGCTCTATTATAGATTTTGCTTTGGCGCTTTCTGAAGGCTTAGCTACTGCTGACTCTTTCGATATCGATATTGATACGGT